ACCAAGAGACCATCTGTCGCATTACCAAGCATTCGGTCCCATGTGGATCCGTCGTACAGCATCCCAAATGAGGCAACCCCAGGAACTGTTGGGTTAGAGGTGTTGTCTGCTAGTGCAGCAGCCTCCGGAAGTTCCGTATTAACTCGTGTGCCTGTGGTTAGAGATTGTAGTGAAGCGTCATAATACCAGATCTGTAGATCGTCGGTATTCGACATGGCAGTCGTGTTGTACTCTAGAGTAAGTACGTTTGTAGCTGCCGTGCCGCCCTTATTGGGATCAGCAAAGTTGTAGATTATCTCTTGGTCGGTGACGTTTGTGATCACCAAAACACTCTCTAGTGAGATTGAACCATAATCCGAAAAGGTTATGGTCTGTGCTGCCGCATTGAATGTGTAGTTTGTAACAAGTACTTTCATATTATCCTAGTGCTAGTGCGTATGCTATTGCTATTGGGTCTATAGTAATTGTACCACTAGAATCAGGAAATGTAAAGTCCCTGTCAGCAGTCATATTCGTCTGTACCATCTTGGCGTCTATCGTCGTGCCTGGCTTTCTGAAAGCAACTACACCATCTGTGCCAGAACCAGTCTTTGTCCCAGGCTCTAGAATGACCCAGCCACCGCTTGAGTTACCAGCTTGTGCACTGCCGGCCGTTATGAAGGCGCCACCTCCGTTACCAGATGTTGCACCACCCTGACCGCCTATGAAGTTAATGAAACCCCCGTCACCTGTGGCACCGCCCTCACCAGCCAAGAACTCCATATCACCTCCACGACCAGAACCGAACGAGTCACCACCAGAAAGAGATATAATACCACCTCTGGCGTTGCCGGCAGTACCAAGACCAGCGGTTAGAGAGATACCAAACGCCCCAGACGCTGAGTTAGGTGTAGATATGTCTGCGTTAGGACCATCAATCGTTAGTACCGCGCCAACAGTCAGTACGTCTGTTGTTTTGTTGTATGTTAGCCCAGCATCGCCACCGAAGGTGCTGCTATCATTGAACTGTACCTGAGTATCTGAACCGCCTGGTGTCGCACCAGAGATAGTCTCTATTTTGTCATAGATTGCGTTCTTAGTTGGGACCTCGGTGCTGCCATTCCAGCCGACACCATAGGCCTCGTCTGGCACTGCAATGTCTACATTGGATGTCAAGAGACCAGCTGAGTGAGTGATAGTAGCGTTGCCAGCGTTGAAGTTGATGACAGCACCAGAAGCCAGGAACAGGTCTGACCACATCCTTGTGGAGGTACCTAGGGCAACTGTGTCACTCGTGGTAGGCTTAATATTCCCAACATTGTCAATCTGGATGCGAGAGGTTGGCACGTTGGTACCGTCTTGTGTTGTGACGAATGCAATACGCCCAGGTGTGTCGTTGTTCCCTACTGTACCGTCTAACTCAAAGTTAATTGCGGCGATTGGTTCGTAGTTCGTACCGTCGTGCGCGTATCCCTGCATGATACCAACATAAGTTCCAGCGAATGCTGTAGGCGTACCTAGAGTACCGCCAGAACTACCGAAGTTAAGCACAGAATATGAGTCAGCCGCAACCCTGAAACTCCAGTCAGCATTGTTGCCGTCTGGGTCCTCGAACTGCACACGCTCAAACCCCGTCATTTGGACAGGTGTCTGTTCTGCGAACCCAACCAGACCCTTTATGAGTGATGTGTTAGTTAGTGTAGAGTCACCGAATGTAAGTGTATTATTTGTTTTATTCCAAGTGAACTCACTGTCGCCCGCGAAAGCACCACCATCATTGAATTGTACTTGTGTGTCAGAGCCTCCGGGAGACCCACTTCCACCGGTAGCGTTAAGTGTTGTACCTGTTATTGACAGGTTAGCACCCATCTCCAGCCAAGCGTAAGAACCTGCGGAATCATCCCAGAACAAAACACGATCAGCATTAGGATCACCTAAACCAACTAATTGCTGCACGAGTTCAACCTCAGCTGTAGTAAGCTGGGCTATGTCTATACCTGGGTTATTGACTCCTGAAAAGAATGACATTTAGAATTTCATTGACTGCCCTGGGAAAAGCTGCCTAAAGCGTGTCTGTATGCGTGAGGCATAGATGTCTATGTCTCTCTTCTTTTTATCTAACTCTGCTGATGCCTCCCATAGTGATTGCAATGGGAGCGCTATCTTTTCCTTCTCGATCTCAATCTGCTTTAGAATACCATCGAGTTGCTTCTCTGCTTCTGTATATGCCGCCTTAACGTCTGCTAGTTTCTGCGCTACACCAGAGTATTCATCAACTATCCCATCGAGGGATGCCATAACAGATGTGTAATCTGCACCCTTTCCTTTGATCTTATCTAGCTGACCATCAATAATCTTATTGTTGTCAGAGATTATGGAGCGCTGCAGTTTGATTGTCGCTAAGTCTGACTCTACAATGTCCTGCAACTTATCTATCTTGATCTTTAACTGTGCCTGTGCTGAATCTGCTATTTCCTTTGTGCTCTGGAGTAGTGTATCTCTTTCTTTGGTTAGTCCTGCTATAGACTCTAACAGTTCATGCTCTGCTACAGCAAGAGACGCCACAAAAGAGCGCTTAGTGTTTAGCAGTTCATCTACCTCGTGGAGTTTCTTCTCCAGTTGGGAAAGGTTGCCTGCTTCCTCAGTGATTCTTACAACAATAGCGGCTAGGTCTTTCGATGCCGTCTTTTCCTCTTGTTCTAAGAAGGCTATCTGAGATTTCAGTTGGGCGATTCTTGTCGCGCCCCTGTGCTCAGTCGCCCTGTTCATGTTATGCTCCGCCTAAGACTCCTTCTACAAAGATTGTTCCTGCGTTAGTGACTACACCTGATTCCTTAACCGATACCTTCATAAATGGATAGGTGATGTCTAGTCGGTAGCTGATTGGGTAGGCAGTCGCAGCAGCGGCACCGACAAACGTAAACTCACGTGCTGTCAATGTTGATGTACCTGCTGATGCAGATTCATTTGTTAGTTGATAGAAGTTCGTTCTATCAATACTATCCTCTAGCTTTATTTCGATTGAGTTGGTTGTCTCACCAGCTCCTGTGGTGTACAAAACATCGAGTACCAGGACAGAATATCCCTTAGTCTCGAATGTCTTAGTATTTCCTGTGTACGCAGCTGTGAGAGCAGAAGATGTCCTCGTTGTACCAGACTTTGAGCCTATGAGTACAACCGGTGTTTGTGTTGGGTAGTATAAAGTCATGTTTATTTCTTACCCTTCTTAATAGCTACTATTTTTTCCTCAACCTCGGCTACTGTGACTGGTTCCTCTACAGCTGGTGCATCACCAGAAATAAGGAACGGGTGTGTTTCAAGCCACTTCTGACCAAACGACGCGTCTACGAAGATCTCGCCTCCTGGCTCGATGTGTTTCGTATCCCCGTTGATGGTGATCTGTACCTTGAACTCTGTTGGGTTTTTTAATTTCATGTTTCTTTGCTTCGGCCCTATCGCAGTCCCCCTGCGGGACTGAGTAGAGCCAAAGAGTTAATCTGGTTACTCCGCGTCTGCCGCTGGGATAACCGCACCGTTGAGTGCTGCCTCTTCCACAACTCGGTTCTCGAAGAAGTCCATACCAGTACCAGCACCAACGTTTGATGCAAGTGTAGTATGACGACCTGAGATATGGTTGAAGCTCATCACACCAGTACTGTTACCAGTTGCAAATGTGACTACCGCTGTTGCGGCCTTCGTGTTCTTAAGAACGTTCGATCGGATCGTACAGAGCGTTGCCGTAGCCTCGTCCATAAGAGCACCTGTAGAGAATGTTCCCTGTACAACACAGTCACGAATCTCTGGGCGAGCTACTGCAGCTTCAAGTGAGAGCCATGACACACAGTCAACAACAGTGTTGAATGCACGTACATCTTCGACATAAAGATCATCTCCGCCTGCGGCGACTGTGATCATGTCTGTCTTGTTCTTTGCGGTCTGTGAACCGATGTGATACGTGCTGATAATCTGACAATTAGAAGCTGCGACATTGATGTCTGCAGTCTGATCATCAGTCTCAGGTGCTGGGAAGCGTACGTTTGCAATCATTACGTTTGCACCCGTAACGCTTATAGCATCGATAGCACCGTTACCCGTGAAGGTTGGTCGCATTGAGCCATATCCCAATCCTACATAACCGACACCCGCCTTTGAGAGCGTAAGTGCAGCAGTAAGAGTTTCCGTGTGTCCTGGAAGGATCACAACGATATCTCCCTTCGAAGCAGTTGCAGCTGACTGTGCGCCAGCTACTGTAGCTTTAGGGAAGGCTGGGTCTGTCCCGATGTTTTCGTTAGAGCCAGAAGTTGAGCTGACGTAATAGACAGTACCAGTCGTAAAGACTGAGCCTGAGCCGAGCTGGGAGACTCCATAGTTAATAAGTCCGTTTAATTTTGATTTTGTAATTGACATAATAATTTCTTAATTTCCCCAATATTGTTTGCTATCTCATGGTTGTGGATGTGTATGGGGACATATCCTAACCTCATTAATCCGTTGTTTTTCTCCTCATCTTGTTCGTGACCATCTATTTCAATGGCGTACTTGTCCAAGACCAGAAAGTCGATTTCTCTGCCACCGACTATCCATCGGTGCCGGAACGGTAGTCTGAGTTCTTTTAGGATCTCGTAGACTATGCGCTCCGGCTTAGATGAATGTTTCTTACTTAAATTGTACCTCATTTCTCTATGTTTTACACCTCGGAGGAGAGATGTAACCTCTTTTGAGAGTGTGAGGCGGAACAACCCCACACAATGCTTCAATTACGAAGCGTAAGCTGCAAGGTCACCCTTGGAGCCGTAAGTACCCTTGTACTCGCGCGAATGCGTAGCCCATCGTGCATCAACAGTGAAGGTAGCAACCTTGTTACGGATATTTACATCCATTTCAAGACGCTTCTCCTGACGCGTATCATGGTAGAGCTTGTGCACACCCTGGTTCACAAGGAACCAAGCTGTGTTCGAGCCACCGTTTGCGGCGTCAAGGAACTTCGATGCAATCATGTCTATCATTCCGCGATAGACGTTGACTGCGTTGTTTGATGTTTCAGGGGTAAGCTGAGACTGGAGAGTCTGCATTGCTGTCTTCTCAAGGTTGAGAGGAACAATAAGCGTAGTCTTGCCAGTCATGGTGAGTGCTTTACCGTTATCAGTCTGCTGGAGCTCAAGTGCAAGACGACCTGTTTCGAGGTTGTCGTGACCGAGCTTTATACCAGTTGCCGACGCATTTGACTGCGACGAAGCACCTGGAACAACAGACGGGTGTACGGTAGAGAACTGTGGAACTCCGTCGCCATACCAAGTCATGGTGTAACCATTGACTGATGTAGTCGTAGCGAAGCCTCCGTTGAAGAGCTGGAATCCAGACTTGTCCACGCTGTAGTTAACAGAACGTGAAAGGTCTTTCATCTCGCCCAACTGCTCCGAGAAGTCACGATCCTCGATCGTATTCTTCGTTACTTCGACTGCACCACCGTAGTTGTCATAGACAACTGAGGTCGTGTAAGTCTTGTAGCGCTGAATCGTCGGGATATCGTCACCATCTTGGAAGCGTGAGATCTCACCAAAGCCAGTTTTACCCGTGAAGTTTTTCTGAGCACCATCGCCGGAGTCCTTGCGGAGCAAGGAGAATACTCCAGGAGTATATTCCAGGTCTCCCTGGTCAAATACTTCTGAGATCTTGAGACCTACATCTGGGATGAGGTCTGTCCATTTGGAACGTGTTTCAGGCATGTTTTACTATGCAGTTACATGATTGAATACGCGCGACTCATTGATGTTGACAATGATACGTGTAGACGCTGTCGGAGAAACGCCCCAGTTGAAATACTGAGCAGTGCCAGTAGTAGCTGAGGTTTCATCGAGAGTGTCTTCGTCAGTCAAATCAAGGTAGTAGCCCAATAAGTTAGAGCCAGTCGTAGTACCAAGTGTGCCAGAGGTCAATTCAGAGCGAAGAGTCTCTTGCGAGATATCAACTTCTGCACGGACCTTTCCGACAGTCTGGTTGTCTGAGGCAGTCAGGAATGTGTTCACGAATGAACCAATTGCTGCGCCCGCAACACCAGTGGTATTAAGACCGACACCTTTATCAGTGCCAATGCCAACAACGTGACCGAACACAGAAGCGCCAGCTGTCCCGAGGGCAACAAAGCCCGAACCGAGTTTAACTGAATCTTCCACGACAACGGTAATGCTGTTAGCAAGGATTTCGCGGCGAAGTACAGGAGCACCTTCTGATTTAAGTGTACCAACAGTAATGAAGGCCATAAGTTAAATTTTGAGTGTTCTAAACTTCTAGTTAATAATTATTCGACCTACCGTACCCACTTCAATAGTTCCTCGAAGTAAGCCGGTTTCTTTGCCTTAGCTTTCAGGTAGGCGTCCACGTCGCCATTGTAGTATCTCTTCAACAACTCTGCCTCTCCTTGTGGGAGTCTGGCGCCGGGTGGAACCGCTGGGGCTCTACCTGTACTACGAGGTGACGAAGGGTTTACTGATGGTTCTGCAGATCCTTGCCTGTCCATAAGGTTATATGCATCCTGAAAGGCCTCTTCAAAGTCCTCTACCGTTTTGAGCGGCACGAGGTTTATTCTACTCAGGGCTTTCTTAAATGCCGAGAACTTAACACCACCTGGGTCATTCTCTTTCGAGAATTCTGGGTGGGACCCAAGGAATGAATCCGCTACGCGTTCGTAGTTGGCGCGAACTTGTTCGGCCTCCTTCTTTGCGAGCTCTTCCTGCACAACCTTCTGTACGTCGGCTGGAGGTGTGGCTTCACCCTCTTTGGGATTTTTGATTTCAGCGACCTTCTTTCGGAGGTCCGTTAAATCCTTAGTAAGCGATGCTTCTGCGTGGGCTTTGGTAGCCAACTCAAGAACCATCTTCTCGTACTCTTCTTTCGAAGGTGGTACGTATTCGTCTCCCCCTGGAACGACGGGCTTGCCGTCTTTGTCCAATTCTGGAGTTTTGTCTGTCATATCGCTCCCTTTTTAATTATTAACACTTTTTTAGATGGTTATGCCCATCAGTGGTTGAGACCACTCGCGCGATTGGGTACTCGCATACCCAGCAGGGAGGGAAAGGGCAGGCTTTCCATCCCAGCTAGACATACGAATGTAATATCATTATACCATATATTGTTTTATTGTCAATTCTCTAGCTGTCTTTTAACCTGTGCTCGTAGGTATGCTGTGCGTGAAAAGCCACCTCTTACAAGGTCGCGGTCGTGGTCGTTCGTTGCAGCGAAGTATCTACGAAGGTCTGCTACCATCGTGTCTCTAAATAGGTCCTGTATCCCATCGATGTTAGCCATCTCCTTGTAGATGCGTGCGTGAGCAGCCTCAGGTAACTCCATCAAGTCTGAGTTACCCAACTTAGCGGCTAGCTTCTCAGACAACTCAATGTCGGTGTACTCCTTCTCTACTTCCTTAATTAAAAATTTTGGCCACATAATTTATCCAGTCATTCCTCCTGCTAATTGTGTCAACTGTTGTAACCCACCATCTAGACCTCCTGCGCCTGCGTCTGTCATGTTCTTGCTAACATTAGCTGTTGGGGTTGGTGACACTGGCTTAGCGGCTTCGCCTGGTTGGCTAACCTGCATAGCTGCATCTAGTGTCTGTTTACTAAGAATCTTTGTTGGGTCGTCCCCCATCTTCTCTGCTGTCTGTGCGGCCAGTTCTGCCATGTCAAATGTGCCTGGTGGGAAGAGTCCTGCGTAAACTCGTACCTTCTCAAGCTGTAGAGCCTTCTCAATATCACGTGTCTGCTCACGCTTCTGATCCATTACGATCTTAACGTCAAACTCCATGTTACGAATGTAAGAGGCGTCTATAGCCATGTACTCTATGTCTCTCTTCTGTCGCACCTTAGCCACAGCAGACTTAACCTTGAAGGTTGCCTGGTCTGGTGCTTTGGATGGGTCTTCGTACATAGCAAGGACTCGTGTTCCTCGCTTACCGCTGGTTAAGACTGTATTGTCAATCTTGAACATGTTAAATGCATCCTTGAAAGACTGATCAGCATTCTCACCTAGGACACCAACCAATGCCGGCGACTTAGGGTCTGTCCAGAACTGCAAGATGTTCTTGCCTCGTAGTGCTGCCTTTTGTTTCAATCCGTAGTTAATCATGCGTCCGAATAGACCAAGAACTGCTGCAACACCCTCAGCTGCCATACGAATCTCCTGTGCTGTAGTTCTACCACCAACACCGGCAACTCCTTGAGAAACCTTGTCCATAGAGGATTCCTCCATAATCTTGCGTGTATACTCCAAGATGTATTGGTGCCAGCCTGCTGGTGTACCAAGATCGAGCTTCATAAACGCGTTGTTTATTGGCAGACCTTGTGTGTCGATAGGTGTTCTGCGTCCTGGTCGTAGGTAGTCGTCTTCGATAGAATCGAAACCATTCGTAAGGAGGGGCGGGAATATCGTCAGGAAGCTCTGGTCAAGCAACATGTTTGACAGCACGTTCAAGACATCCTGCATTGTGTGCAGTTTGTCAGGAAGTGACTTGCCATAGAACCAGTTACCAAGGAAGTCAAACTTGACCTCAAAGAATGGCAGGCGCTTGTGGTTGAATGGGATCGGGGATACCATCTCCTCTTTGCCATAAATAGGATTCAACCATACGCCGTTTGCGATTACAACATAACAGTCATCATAACAGTTGTAGTATCTGATTATTTCTACATTCCCAGGCTGTGTCCCAGATGTGATGTAGTCTACGAAGTAGGGGCGTTGCTCATGCTCAATAGGAGTATTAGCTGGCTGAACATACTTCGAGTTCTTATAGTAGCTCCACTTTGACTTAAACTCTGAGAAAGACATCTCAGACCGCCAGAAACAGTAAGGCATATCCTTGATGGTTCGAACGCTGACAGATGACGGGTAAAACTCCTCAAGCGGGACAATGTCAGAAAAGAGCTTGACCTCCTTGATCTGGCGCTCCTTGATGGTTATGTCGTCTCCAATTCCTGAGACATCACGCACCATGCGCTCATCATACTGCATTCCTTCATACCCAATAGCGGTGCCCTTGACAATCGCCTCCAGAAGGAAGTGCGTCATAAACTCCTCATAGTCTGCCTTCTCCTCTGAGTATGAGTACAGGTCAGTCAATATAGAGGCTTTGCGGTTGTCTTCGTCCCCACGCGGAGTGAAGCTAGCAATAGGAAGAACAGAAACTACCTTACCTAGAACAGCTGTTACTTTGTTTCTTGTGAAAGGGTCATGTATGCGTGCCTGCCAGTCTTCTAGACCTTCGCGGTTGTCAACGTTAGTTGTATACCTAAGAACTGAGTCCTCGATGTACTCTATCAGGTTTCGGCCATCGAAAAAGTTATACGCACGGTTGCGCTCGTCTGCTGTATCTCTGAACAACTGGACAACGTCTGCGACGACCTCTTTGGCCTTCTCGGACGGAAAGTAGTCCATGTCGGACGGTGTATTGACTCCGTCTATTGACGCTCCCTGCGGGTAATCCATAATCTAGAAGTAATTATAACACATAATCAATAAAAGCGCAAGTTATTTGATCCTCATCTGTGAATAACCCTGTCGTGCCCTCTCATAGGCCTCCTTGTCGTGGCGGAACATGAAGAGTCTGGTTCGTATTTTATCTAGTGTTTCCCAGTATCCTTCTACGAAATTCTTAATTCTTAATGTGGAGTCTGCCGTATCGTGGTATTTTTGATAGTAGGAGTAATCCTCAAAGCCCTGTGCCCTCTCAAAGATGTCATATCCATGCTCAGGCATGTTCTTGAAACACTCCCCAATGTACGCTGTCTTGTAGTAAATGCGGTAAAACCCGTGCTTGATCTGTTTGAATCGTATGTGAGGAGAGATCTTACGGCAGTCCTCAACTAGGCGCTTGAACCAAATACTTGCCATATTAGTAACCTACGGTTCTTATTCTGTTAAATCCCGATGATTGCTTTGGTTTTACTTTATCGTACGGTCTGTCTCGGCGCTGATTGAATTCTGCTATACCTAGTGCCAGGTATTCAAATGAGGATCTATAATGTGAAGTCCAGTTGTGTATCGGCTGTATGTTCTTAACCTCGTACTGGCCCTCACGTCTGACCCTAGGATAGGCTGCCTGAGTCATACACATATCGAAGTATGCTGATCTGGGGCCCTGATTAAGTTCTATACCCTGCAAGATAAGTAACTTGGACGCAGCCTTTCTTTTCTGGAATGTCTTCCATTCATCCCTGGAGTTGACAATAATACCGTTGGATCGCATAATTTCGTACACTGACTGGTCGGCTGCCTGGTGGACGAAGCGTCCTGATGGGTCTCCGAAGTGTGTCCCTGGGCGCCAGTTACGATGCTCTTCGATCATCTTCATCTCATGTTCTAGGTAATTATACTTACCATACAGTTCCATTGAAACCATACCAGTTATGAACGGTATGAAGAACTCAATATGCTTGTTGGAGTTCTTGTACACGTCCACAATCCTCAGTTTACCAGCGCGTGTCTTTTGTGCCCATATGATAGCAGTGTCGTCCGTGCGTCCGAAGTCCCATCCTATGTATAGTTGTAGTTCTGGGTCGTAAGGGAAGATACCCCTCTCTACGTGGTTATCGTCCCATTCTGGGTATACTCTTCCTTCCAGGGACTTAACATATGAAATATCAAGCTCCTGTGCAACCTCCTCTGGTGTGCGGCGCTCCTTCTCAAACTCGTACCATAGGTCATCCTTAAGCGGATGTTGGCGCCAGTGCATTGTATGAACGTCTATACCAGAACCTCTTAGCATGGCAAAGTAGTTGTAACCATGAGGGGTCGAGTTAGCAATACGACAGGCGGTTACGTCTGAGGTAGCTTCCCAAGCCTCCTTAGCATACTCCCAGAATCCAAGCTCGTCGAACAAAACAGCTGTTTGACGGGTACCGCGTCCAAACTGCGGGTTCATGGTGTCGCCTGTGATCTGGTTGAAGTTTTGTGGATTAACCAACTTCATCTGGTTGCGGTGCTTGTCGAAGTTAAAACCCTTAGGAAGAATCCACTTAGGTAGGTTCAAGACAGCATAATCAAGCATACCAAACAAAGAGTCCTTGTTTCTGTTATCAACAAGCGCCTCCTTGTAAGAGCCAATCAGAAATTTAGACCCATCACGGAACAGCCAATACCACAGCGGCACGTAGCAGAAGATCAACCAAGACGCACCCATATCGCGGGATTTTTCAAACAACAGGTCTTTACCTGAGTCAATATGTTCGATTAGCTTCCTGATAGCCTCCTTCTGATACTCAAAGAGTATAAACGGCAGGTTGTTAGGATTAGCTTGGGGTCGCGGGTCAAAAGTCCAGCCGAAGTTCTCAATGAAGAAAATACAGCCCTCGGCGGGGTTATCGGGTCTAGCACACAGATTCCACGCATGTGCTCTAGCTTCCACGTGCTTAGAGCACGCGTCATTTATCTTAAGACGTGAAATTATCTTTTCCTTGTAGTCATCCGAATGGATGTACCCTTGGAACAGACCCTTGCGTCTCTCGGTCTCGGCTGCCAGATCGAGTGTCATGTTACTTGTTCTTAGCCAATATTTCGTTATCCCTCATCTGCAGGAGCGCCTTCATGGCGTCCTCTGGGCTCATGTTGCCCTCTACCTTAGAAAGAACCGCAATGTGTTCAGTAGCCTGCCCTTGGATAACCTGGCCCTTGTCAAACAAGACACCAACTATCCAACCTAGGTCCTTTAGCTTCTCCTCCTTCAATGCCTTAGGGTTCTTGTCCAAATACTGTAATTTCTTCTGTACGAGAGACATTGCCAGGTCTCGGGCGCCCAAAAGCATAGAAGACATATCTAAAGCCTTGATCTCAGTCTCCTCTCGTATGGTCTCAGGAGTACCTCTATTCTTAATATTACGGGAGGCTACAACACCATGTATGAACGCTGCTCGTTCTCTGGGGACCCCATATTTCTCAGAATCACCCAATACTAGGTTATAAGCTCTCGTAATAGCACTTTTCATAGAAGCCTCGTTAGCTAAGTAACGATCCAGCCCAAACTCATAAGCTACCTGAATGTAGCTCTTCTCTTCAAGCGCAAGGAAAATCCTACCCGCCTCAGCCTCTATAAGAGCCTGAGCTGAGGGATAGGAGTTAAGTCCATTATCCGATGTTTTGCTTTTTGACATTACTTACTACATCTGCAGTGTCCCTCAACATCCGGGACCCAACCACAAGACTCACAGGGAGCTGCACTGCGGGGCTCATTCAGAGCCGCCACCTCTATACCTTCCATAATGAAGTATTAAGGTACTAAGGACTAAGACAGGGCAGGTCATTCGCACAAGCTTGGTCGGGCCTAGACTCCCAACCTTACCGCCTCATTTGTCTGCCCGTGTTAGTCTATACACAGTATATC